GTTGCCATTCAAGGTCTTTCTTCAGTTCCATCAACTGCTCAATCGTTAGGTCTTTTAATTCCATTGTGCAAATTTAAGCATATCTTGCGGTAATATATATATCAAGTTTTGGACAATAAGATTTTCTTATCCTGCCAGAAACTAAATCTCTAATCTTGCACAAACCTGCCTTTGTTCCTGCAAATAATTCTACTGCTGCCCTTTTTTGGCTCGGATATGTGGCAATGAGTTCTTTTCTTTCAATGTCATATATCTTGACTGGTGTTTCTTTTATTTCTATCATATTATTTAAATTAATTTATAATACTAAGTATAATACTATAAAGTATAATTGCTCAGAAAATAGACCTTGAGTGAGTGCATAGTGAGAGAATCCTACAAAAGTAGTTTTCACCCACTTGCGTAATTGCTCGTCAAATGAGCCTTTCGCTTCGTGCCTTAACAAAACATGCAAGTCGTTAAGGTTGCAGACTACTGATAAATGTTGCACCATCTAATTAGGTCTTACGGCTCTCTGCTTTGTGCCACCGTTGCGCTTCGCCTAATATCCCATAGTAACGCTTTAAATATGAATGCTACTGTTAACCGACCAATCATATCGAGTTGTTTGGTTATTCCTAATTCAATCAACTGTTGGGTGTCATAAAAAGGAAAAGCCTGCTTCGTAACGGGAAGACAGGCTTTATATGAAAATCCTTAAACAGAAAGGTCTATATAAATTGCTAACCGTTACTTAACAACAATGCAAATATCTATATATTTTCTGAATAAACAAATAAAAGTTATAAACAAAAAAAGAGGCCGACATTGCTGCCGACCCCACAAAACTGATAATATGAAAGAAACTTACTGCACAAATGTAATCAATCTTTGTTAGGTAGTTTATCAAACTTATTAACAATATTAATATATTTTGCCTTCAATAATTGTTTTTTGCAATACTTGATAATCTCCCTGCTTATCTATTTGCAGATGGATAAAACCATGCGACCAGTTGTTATGTGCGCCCATATATGCAGGAAACAAATCACAAAGGCATCCACTCGAATAACACGAATAAGGTTGCTCTCCAAAGTTCTTACCCATGTCTTTAGTTTCCCGATGAAAGTGGTTAATGATTGCAGACTTATTTAGCTTTAACCTTGCTGACCTTGCAGGGTTTACTCCTCCAGATGTCAACCCGATTTCGTGGCCGTGAAATATAGCCATGTGCTTGCCTGCATAAATAACTTGTTTGTCGTAAACCAAATGAATATTTAAGCTAACCAACTGTAATAAATCTTCTAACTTAGTGCCTTCAATATCCATCAACTCAGGTGCTTTCTGCATAATCCACTTTTCATACCTCGTATCGTGGTTTCCAAGTTTATAAACTATGTGTTTATTCGGAAACATTGCCCTCAATCCTTTTAGAAAGGTTCTGGCAGTGTCTAATTCATAACTTACACTTCGCTTCCTTAAGTCCTTTTCGTGTCGGCTAATCAAAGAGAAGTCAATTAAATCGCCATTTATTATGATTGTGTCAACATCATGTTCCAATCCATATTCCAATGCAGCAAATAATGCGGTGTCATCGTGGTATGGGATATGAATATCGCCAATGATAAGAATGTTCTTACTTGCAGTTGGCAAATGATAAGGCTCTTTTTTTTCCGTTTCGCCTTTGGGAAGTTCTTTCTTTAGCTTGTCAAGTTCTGCCCGGAAGTCTTTGTGCAACACCTCTCTGCTTCTATCACCAAGTGAGCCTTTTAAAACTCTGATTTGAGTTCTTGCCTGCTCGACTGATAAATAAAACTTTGGGTACTTTTTAACAAATGCTTTAGCAAGGGTTAAATGTGGAGTATTTGGGAATTTTAGCACCATTTCCTTGAGTGCAATTAGGTGAGGCTTTTCAATCTTCCTCTGTTGCGTTGGCTTCATATATATTTTTCAAGTGGTTGTAGCATAGTTCAATGGCCATTCTCCGTATCTCAATGACCCTATCCCTTTCCTTCTTGCTCATCATAGCAGTATCAATGGAATCAACCATTGCGAATGCGTTATAGGCTGCACCTATTATTTCAGAATCACTCTCACTATACACACCCTCAAATTCTAACTCATCTTCAGAGTCTGGTGTATTTGGTGCTTCCATTTACTTTAATTGCTTTAAGTATTTGATTCCTGTTGCCTGTTTTCCGATATGAAACGTGAACCCAATCTGGGTTAAAATCATTGCCAAACTCCCAGATTAATTGGTCAAATTTACAATTGATTCTAATATAGTCAAATATTATCCTGTTGTTCAGATTGTTCTGACTATCAATATCCACAGAGCATCCTTCCATGTGGTCAGATGTCGCACTCCCACCAATGGCACGATTCAAACGCTTGCACCTGTAAAATGATGTTATAAAAAATTGATGTGGTATCTTGTCCAGAATATTTTTACACACTTCAGTTGCGTTATCAATTATTCTCTGCTCTGGCTCAAATTGTTCTGTATATCCTCTGCGTGTTGCCGTATCGCTTCGAGTTATATCTTGTAAGGAAAATTTATCACTAATTCTCATCAGTCAATATGTTACCTAATTCGTTAACTATTGCACCTGCAACAAGCATCCAGAATCCTGCTTGTGCGTGGTCTGTAAAATATGCACTACCTGCACAAACACCAACAATAGATTTAACCGCCAATAACCATTTCTTTACGTTCTTAGGAGTTGGCTCTAAGTATGCTTTCCAAGCCTTTAAAACCATATCTTTTTGCTATAATACCATATAGCCAACAGACCTGATACAATCGCTATAAGTCCTGCAACTGCACTAATTATAGGCTGATAGGTTGTGGCTAAATGTGTTAATGCACTTGTTCCACTTACAACTGTCAACGTATCTGCGATGCTATCGTTAATGTGTTTCATCTTCCTTGTCCTCTGTATTCTTTGAATGATTCGTGTTTATTTACTTTCCGTTTGGCCACACCTGTTTTCTTCTTGCCAAAAGATTTTTTTATATTCTGTTTGTTAGTTGACTTTGCCATTAGTTAACGGATAGGTTTATTAGGCTCAAAATCTTGTTCAGTTAAATCTAAAATTGTAAATTTTTTTAATTTATTAACAAGTTCATCAGATTTTGAATTTAATAAAATGGCATCTAATCCATATTTGCCATTTTTTAAAAGTCTTGCATCAACAATTTCTCTTACAATATTATTTTCTCGGTATAAACCAATTATGCTTTGTAATTCTGATTCTGTTAATATAATATAATTCATCTTATTTATAAGTTAATAATGCATTATACAAAGCAGATATATCAATATCTCCACCAATTCCTGCTGCAAAAACTTCAACACCAGCTGAAGGAACATATATACTACCGCCAAATCTCATTCCACATAAATATAAAGTTGTATTTGCTAATAAACTAAATGTTCTGCTTACTGTTGTTTTAAGTGTACCATTTTCCCAAATTTGAACATCTGTCGAATTAATCCTTTTTAAGGCTATCAAATTTTTACCACTACCAATAGCACCTAAATTTTCTCCACCAGATGTATTAATCCTGCCATATATAGTACCTGCTTCAACTCCTAAATAACATAAATTAGAAGCAAGAGATGCCCCCATATAAATATCCTTTGCAGAAATATTATCAACCCACATCCATAGTGTGGTATTATTAGCATCAATAGGCGAACCCGCAGTTGAAGGATTTATACCAGTATTAAGAGCAGATGCTGCTTTTGTTTTATATCCCACAAATGCGGTAAATTCACTACTTGTCATTGAGCCTACAAATGAGCATTTGTAACTTGAAGGTGCGACCCAATTATAAAGAGCAGCCTCAAACTGATGCCAACCAAGTATATACAAGCCTGTATGCTTTGTTAAAACTCCTGCGGTATCTAATGTTTGAACAAATGTATTATCATCTAATTGTTGAGAAGCAGTTGGCAAAGCAATTCCATCAGCAGTAAGTTTAGATAATAATGCTGAATAATATGGATTTAAAGAAACTCCACCATAAACTCTTGGCCCTACTTTTGGAAACTTCCCTATCATAGATAAGCTATTACGCTACCAGAAGTTAAAGTTACTTTTGTAATTTTTTGTGTTGGGTCAGTCGGCAAATACATGCCTGCCTTTACTGTCTTAGCAGATAAACCTTTGCTGCTCAATACAGATACACCGCCAATTTCAAGTGCTGAAAATACCGCATCTTCATTGATAACCAATGATTCCCAATATCCATTGTTTACACCTGTGCCAGTTAGCAGAACAAATCCGCCATTTCCACTTATTTTATCAATTCCTGTTGCCATGATTATTTTTTATTAAATAGATAAATTTCAATTATTTGCTCGGAACAGAACATCTATCCCTTGTCTGTGCAAGTTCAAAGTTTAAGGTCATGCGCCATCCGTTTACGATGTCAGGGTAGGCTTCTCTTACAGGCTCAAGGCTTACATTCTGCTGAATAAGAAAATAGTCCTCATTGTCTGGGTTGCTCATCATTGCATATAAATCCTGTGCAATCGACAAACAATCCGAAAAAGTATCTCTTATATTGTCCTCGTTTGTTCTCTGAATATCCAACACCTGTATAACCATAGGCAATACCAATGTTTTGTCCGAGATTGTGGCAGGTGCAATGTTTGCCACCACTAATGGATATAACTCTTGTTGAGTTGAAATCTCACTGTCCTCTCCGAATAGAAAACTTGCCACTTGGGCATGCTGACCGCAGGCTTCTTCTATAAGGTTTAATATCTTGTTTAGCGTTGTGTATTGCATTGAGGTATTTATATAATTTCTCGATATTTGATTTATGTACACCTTTCATATTAGCACCAGTAACAAGGTTTGCGAGCCATCAATGGTGAGTGTGGAACTCCTCTAAAATTGTATTGACCTTCACAACATCCATCGCCATCCAACACCATACCAGAATTATAGTTGTTCATCTTTGCTAAGAAGGTATCAATCTCCACATTTGGTTGGTTTAAGAATAACGGATATTGTTCTTCGTTAGCTAACAAATATTTGGTCAACCTCTGGGCATATTCCTGTGCATTGTTTGTTGCCTCGTTTTTAATGTATATCAACTCATCCAATGATGCGGGATTCATATTGTCTGCATTCTGCACACCTACTGCCTTGTTGAACATCTTATATGTCATGTGAATTAATAACTCTGCCCTTGTGTACCAAATCATGCAAGGAGTGATGTATAGGTCAAGCAATGTTTTATTCAATGCTGACACATTATTTACCCTTACTTGGTCTATTATCTCATTGAATAGAGATGTGCCTAATATGGGTAAGATATAGAAGTTCTGAACGTGATAGATAGTTGGTGTAACAACCTTCATATCGACGTTGTCCTGCAATACACTATTTTCTTTTAATGTTGCTTCGCTTAGAAGCATTACTTTTACTGCCATTATCTTGCTCTTTTAACTAATTCTTGTTTCCAAACGTGCCTGCAATATGGAACATTAACACCTTTCTCTGGGTCATGATACCAACCGCCACGCATACTGAATGCATCATATCCTGCTATGCCATACAACTGCCCCAAATCCCTGCTGATATTATCAATGTCCTCACGGCTAAAGTAACGTGGATTTGAAATCATTGCTCTGCAAAAATCTCGTGTCCTACCATTTGGCAATATTGCAGGCTCACCTGCTTTATCAGGGTTTAATTCATACCTATATCGGATGAACAATTCCTCGAAGTCAGGAACTTTTTTTTTATCGCCTTTATTTGTCAGGCTTATACCCTTATCTGATAGCTTTATTAAACCTTCAGCAGTCAGGGTTTCAAGTGCATCATCAATCTTTGTTTTATCTGTGTCGAATATCTTAACCAAATCCTCTGCCGTTACATCGGGAGTCTTTTTGATAATATCCAAAACACCTTCTTCCAACTTAGATAAAAATTCTTGCCTTGATGCTATGAACTTTTTTGTCTTTACCGATACAAAGTTTTCAATCGGCTCACCATATTTGGAGAATACAGAATAGTCCAACTCATCATTTTGCTTTTTTGGTTCTGAATTAGAAAATCCCGATGGTGCAGGTGCGCTATTTGGTAACACATCACCTCCTGCAAGTGGTGGTTTATTTACGATTGCCCTTATATCGTTAACTGTGAGTGAAGTCAACACCTTATTTGCTACAATCGGACTCAATGAGTTCAATGAATCTGTAATGTCTTTGTTTACATTAGTAGAAATATCCAAAGGTTTGCGACCTATAATCTCACGCATTTCATCTTTGGTTAAGATTTCACTCAATACTGTTTCATTAAATGAAGGCATTACAGGCTCAACTTTCTTAATCTGTAACTTGCCTTTAACAGGTGCAAAAATGTTATAAATCTTTTCCTGTATTTCCTGTTTTGGCGAAATATATTTATTTTGGAATAAGTGAAAAGCATCAATCATTTCGTTTCTGCCACCCAACTGACCTTCTACTCGCACACCGAAAAGCATAGGGGATACCACCTTGTGTCCGACAAATATTTCCTCTTGAATGGTTTTGTTTAATGCCTCATATCGCTTGTCAAAGTCATCGCCATTTAAGTTTAAAACTTCTGGTGTTCTTGCAGGGTCATCAACAAAATCAACAACCATACTGCCCGCTGAATCTGTGCTTGTAAACTTTGCCTTTAACTGCCTTTCGGTTTTCTTCATCTCCTCATCCGAAGGTACCCCATTCTTGAAAATTATAAACTTTGCGCCCTTAAATCCGTTCTGAATTTCTGCTCTATGGAAGTTGGCAATCTCTGCATCGGTTATGATTGCAGGAACTGCCCCGATATATTCGGGCAAAGTGTAAGTCTTTAAACCCGGCCTGTAAGACTTGTAATAAAATATGTAAACTTTCTGCTTTTTGCTTGGGTCATACGCAGGCAATGTTTCATACTCATCAGGCTTCAGATTCGCCTTATATGAGCCATCAGTATTCACCCAAAAATCAGAAATATAAAACTCGGAATTTTGTTCGTTGCTTCTTACTCTGCTATAATCCACATGGTATAGTTCAGCCAACTGCCCTGTTTTATCGCATACACCTTTAAGATAAAAACCTCCATAAAGAAGTTCATCCAATGCGGTTTTAGAAAGCAAATCATTGAGTGTTTCATAAGGGTTAGGATTGTCAATAAATGCCCTTAATTGTGCTTCTGCTTCACCTTCAATCCCTGTTGCATCAAATGTCCATCCCTGACCCTTTATGTATAATTGTTTATCGGTACAAATAGCATTGTGTTTTGCCGACCTATTAAACAAGGTTGTAAGGAATTGCGGATAGTCATTGTTCTCGCCATAAAAAACCCACTTTTGTTGAGAGCCTTTTCTCGGCTCTACAAATGCAGGCACTTTGTTGTTTTCGAAGTCTATTTTTATAAGGTGCATTAGCCTACTATTTTAAACCAAATCACAATATCAGCATCGGTGTCTGCATTGTGTCCAGTAAGTTGAAGATTTGCAATATGAAATGTTACCTGATTTGCAGTTGTTTGATAATACATAACAACTGGTGCGCCTGAGCCTGCATACTTAATCTCAAAATCAAGTACAGAATTGGTCGTTATATTGTTATTGTTAAGTATAAAATTAGCAAGGCTATTCTTTACAATACTTTGAGTAAATGTACAAACACCGCTTGTTGTATTTAATACAACAGAATTTGTGCCACTCGCAGTATTTGCAGTATTTAAAACAGGTTCTTTTGTTGCCCACTTATCAAAGTTCTCTAACTTCAATGGGGTGATTATCTTTGCATCATCTGTGCCTGCATCCGCTTCACCTTGTGTTGCTATTTCTGCAAGTCCTGCAAGTGATTCACTCGCAACAACCGAAGCAAGCCCAGCAGGTGTTACTGCTCTTGTTGTATCGCTTCCTGTTTGTGTTTCTGCATTAGTTGCTAATTCAACAACTCCTTTTGCAGTTGTGGATGCCGTCAAATAACCCTGCAAAAAAGTTGAAATCTTGGCAAGTGTTGTCTTGAATGTTGTCGAGCCTTGCACCATCGGAAACATATCTCCGCTTGCATTGGCTGAAACAAGTGTTAATTCGCTTATTCTTTTATCGCTGCTCATAGTTGTATTAAATATCCATCTTCTTGTAAGATGTACGCATCATCTTCTTGTACTAAATAATCAAACTCAATC